GCCATCATGGACCCCGCTAAAAGTATCTGATCTTCTTGACTTTTGGTCGTTTGATCACAAAATGCTAATAAATTATCAAAAAACTCCTGTAATCTTTCGGTTGCCGTTATCATATTGTTAATATTAGACACAATCATCACTTTTACAACTAAGTTTTACGTTTTTTAGATTTACCTGCTTGATTTAAAGCAATCGCTATTGCTTGTTTTCGTGATTTTACCTTCTTTTTTGACTTTCCAATGTTTAATTTTTTTTCTTTAAATTCTTTCATTACCTTGGAGACTTTTTTAGAGGTTGAACCACCTTTTTTAAACCCTTGTAGTGACGCATATTGAGAAGGTTGCACTCCTGCTTTTATTGCTCTTGCAATAAGTTTAGGATCAATTGATTTTTTATTTTGTTTTAATAATTTTCTTAATCTTCTCTGTTCTGCAGCTGAAAAATTGCCTTTACTAGTGGACATTACTTTCCTTGTTGTTTTATTAAGTTAACATTTGCTCTTAATTGAGCAATATCTTCTTGCGAATCTATTTTTTCTCGAGCCATTTGTTTTTGTTGATCAACCCTTTCTTGATCAAGTTCTAAACGTTTTGCATCATCAAATGCTCTTCGTTGTATTTCAGACTCTTGAATATCTAAATCACGTTTTTTAAGTTCTAGTAATGGGTCAGCTTGATTAGATTCTAAATATTCCTGTTCTTCTGCTACCATTTCCTCTGTTTTCTTTGCAACAAGACTAGCAACTTCTTTTTCATTTTGCATTTGAAATTGTTGCATTAGTTCTGGTGGTATTTGTCCACCAAATTGTGCTGCTTGTTCTTGTATTAGTGGAGCGTTTTTCATTTCAATTTCTTCTCTTGCTTGTTGTGAAATATGATCTGATACATGACTTTGTAAAATTAATAATATTTGTGGATTATTTTTTACTAAATAGGAAGACATAAAAGCACGATGCGCATTAATGTGTTGTTCATGATCCTGACCTGGGAAAACCTCAAAAGGTTTATTTTTTAAAGCATTAGAATTTTCTTTTCCAGGGTCAAGAGGAGCAGGTGGTTGAGGTGGTGGTAGAATTGCTTCTATACCATCAACACCTAAAGCCATGTACATTCTTCTATAGGCTTCATAAATGTTATGAAGTTCTGGATTACTTTGTGCTAATTGTAATTGTGTTTGTGCCAACGATATACGTTGTGTCATTGAAAAAATATTTGGATCACTTACAGGTATGACATCAACACGATCATCAAAGTCTGCTAATTTAATTTGTCTGTCTCCACCACGTACAGCGTACGGATATGTTGGTGGTAAATATTCAGCGAATACTCTTGCTAGAATTCTAAACTCGATATGTTGTGCGTAATGCAATCTTTTGTGTATACTTGACATGACCCGTGAACCACGTTCCAATAATGCCATTGTAGTACCAACTGGATTGGATTGTGAACCATCTCCAATTTTTTGATCAGCAATAGAAGCGAACTCTCTACCACTTTGCACGACAAATCCTAATAGTTGATATAATACTTGATCAGGTCCCTTGTATGGTAATGGCATTAAACCATCACGAATTGCACCACCCGGTGCGTCTACGTCTCTAAATTCTCCTGGCTGTATTGGTGAATCATCATCCCTGATTCTAAGACCACGGGCCTTGAACCCTGCTGGTAAGTTTGACAATGTTCCCGCATCAATAAGTTGACGGAGCGCTGAAGTGGCCGTTCTTGATAAACCCCCAAGCATATGGATAAGACCAAAGCCATAAAAACCAAGACCAGGTAAAAACTTAAAGTGTACGAAGTAAGGTATTTTTTGTTTTGTTGGATCTGTTGGTTTGTAATTTCTGTAGATAGATAGGACTTCTCCTGAGTTTTGATCAACTGTGATAATATAAGGTAATTTAATTCCAGTAGGTTCTCCGTTCTTGTCTGTGTCTTCAAACCCTTCTATATCGCATTCAGCATGAAACTCTATTAGATTAAAATCATACTCCTCATCTGTTTTTTGCACACCTTCAAGTTTATCCATTTTTTCTTGAATAGGATTTTCTTCAGAGATACCTGGGTTTAAATCTATGTCTCGATAAAAACCTGAAACTTGTTTTTTACGTAAATCATTTTCTGACATTTTTAAAACATGTGCAATACGTTCTGCGGACATGAGATCACTAGCGTTGTAAGGAACAACTAAATCTTCACTAGGAATAAATTTTGCAACAGCTCTATTTTTTTGTGCATCGTAATAAATTTTTTTAAATGCTGAACCTGCAAGAGGTAAATGAAAAAGTAACTGATCCATCTCAGGATCATATTCTTGCATTACATTTGTAATTTGGTAATTCATAAAATCTTTTACACGCTCTGCTTGAGCTTCTTTGTCCATTGTAACTTCACCGACAATACTTACATCGACAGGACCTTTTGCTGGTAACATTTCTCTATAAGCGTGTGCTTGAAACTGTGTAACTGATTCTGCTAATAAAGGATGTGTGACACCACTTGCTCCTTGAAATGGTTGTGATCTTTCATCGTATTTAAAACCAAGAAGATCTAATCCTTTTGAAAAGCCTTCTTCCCAATCTTTTCGTGAACTTTTATCATCTTCAAACTCACCTAATAATTTATTTGAAATTCTTGTTAACTCACCTTCATCTACAGATTCTGCTAAGTTTGCATAAAAATCAGTAGAGGGTGCTTGTAGTGGTGGGTTTATCAAAGCTCCACCATCTTCTGTCATTTCAATATTTACTTCTTCAGATTCTCCAGGCGCATCAACTATTATTTCTTCCTCTTCTTGTATTTGCGCAACATTGTCTCCTTGTATTTTTTTATCTATGGCCATAGGTTCCTTTTAATGTAATTTAGTTTAACATTCTATTAAATTTATTCATTCCTCTTTTTATAAAATCTAGTACGTCATCTGATATTCTGTCTTTTTTGTTTAAATCAACAATAGCAGATCCCTCTACCATTGTAAGAACATCAACGTATTTGTTAACTTTATCTTCAAACTTTCCAATATTATAGTCATCTGATTTACTTGGATCGGAAACTTTTTGACTAGGATTAGCTAATTGAAAAGCCAAACTTAATTTCTCACTTTCTGTTAAATTAGATCCTTTTTCTCTCATTGCATTTTTCAATGCGGTTTCAGCTTCTGCAATAAGCTTATCTGATATTTCTACATCGGAAGTATTAACAGAACCTCCATCTTGAAACTTTGGCATTTTACTTTTGAAATAATTAGTTATCATATTTTCTCCTTGAACCAAAGCTTCACCAGATGGTTTAATTACTTTATCTTCTATGACAGGCTCTAACATTTCTTGAGCTGCTTTACCTGCAGCTAGGACTAAAGGAAAATCCAAAGCATAACCTAGAGGTGTTGCTCTTTTTGCCACTGCACTAGCAAAAGGTGTTGCTGGTTTAAGCATTTTAGTAAAAGGTTCTATTGATTGCATAAAATTTTTATTCTTTATAAAATCTGTAAGTTTGTTTCTATAACTTGCGACTTCTTTAGATTTCTCTCCAAACTTTTTAACAAGTCCATCAAGAATAGCCTTTGCATATTGAAACTTTATTGATTTTGTACCAGGTTGTATGCCTCCTAACTTACCAACTAAACTAGGATAGTTTGCTTTAAAAACATTATCAAGTGCATCAGCATAAGCTGCTTGTCCATTTTTTGGTACATAATCATATTGATTAATTAAAAAATCAGTAAATTTATCTTTTTTTAAAACTTTTGTTGCTACATTTGTTTGTAAATTTCTTTTTGTTTCGTAAAAATAATCTCTTGGAAAACCCTCAATGACACCAGCTAAAGCATCTCTTTCTAATTTTCCAAATGCATCTTTGTAAAATGCAGTTTTAATTAAAGCTGCTTTATTAATAGATTTTGTTTTTCCTCCTTCAACGATACTTACATCTTTATCAAAATCAACCTCATCAAAGTATGTATTTATATTTTTAAAAAAATCATCTGGCTTCATACCTGTTTCATAAACAGGGACACCTTTTGGTAAATCAACTTTAAACACACGTATCTTACCATTAGGCATGGTCATTGAAACTTCAAACAAGTTTCCTTTACCGGCTACCCTTCTAACACTTGATTGTGGTTCGTTGGATATTAATTTTCTAGATGTTGTTAACCTTGTTTGTCCTGTTTGATCAACGTTAACTGCTTCGGGTAAATTTTGTAATACTGCATCAGAAGTTGCGATACCTGAACTTTTGTTTATTGGTGGTCCACCCGCTGCTAATTTAACAGGTTCCATGGTTCGTGTTACACGGTTCGTGAACCTATCATCTGGTGCTATTTGTAGTATTCCTTGCATTAGTAATATTCCCTTTGTTGCATGATCCGTGGTTCATCCTGATAGTCATCTGGTAGATTAATAAAGCTACCTTGACGAAAACGCATTAATGCCTGTGTAGTTGAATCAACTAAATCATCGTACTCACCATAAGGGAAAGCGGCACATTCTTCAATAACTTCTTCTGCCCATCGCTTATCAGCAGGATAATAAATCTTACCAGCTTCAAACAAAGGTGCAACTGAGTTTACACGTACATGCTTATCGTTTCCTTTACTTGGTGTAAAATTTACAACAGGGACTCCTATTTGACGTAATTCGTGAGTTAGGGGTGTACCCGTTGCTTTGGCTTCGATTATCACAGTCTCTGGTTCCCAGTACTTATACTCCTCTAATGCAATTTTTTTTAATTCAGGGAAGTCCCACCTCCCCTTACGAACATCAACCAAAATTAGGTGTGGCCCCTTGTTTGGAGGATAGAAAACTCCCCACGTGGTAATCGCAGAAAAATCTGCTGTTTCTTTTTTACTGAATGCTGTGTCATAACTTTGTATGATATGCACCAAATCAGGAATTTCTTTTTGTTTCCACTCTTTCCACCACTCTCTTTTTATAATTGATCCTTCTTCAGAAGTTGGGTTCTGTTGCCATTGTGCTTGCCACTTACCTTCGGACAGTGATGCTTTAACTCCTTCTAACTCTTCTAGCTTCCAATAGTTTGACCAAACAGGAGTATTGCTAGGCAAGATTGCTGGAAATTCTATTACTTCCCATTGATCTGCTTTCGGTTCTGATTGTGCATTTAACAGTTTGCCTGTTAGATCTTTCGTGGACCAACGTGTCATAACAATGACGATTGCACCACCTGGCTGCAAACGTTGACGAGGACCAGAAGTATACCACTCGTATGCTGAATCCATAGCCGTGTCACTTAGTGCATCTTGCTCGGAATGTGGATCATCAATAATTAATAAATCTGCACCACGACCGGTTATCGCACCACCGATACCTGCTGCATAATACTCGCCACCTTTATTTGTTTCCCAACGCCCTGCCGCTTTGGAGTCTGCTGCAATTTTACAATCTTCAAAGACTTGTGCAAATTCACTTGTATCAACAAGGTTTTTCATCTTACGACCAAACCTAACTGCAAGTTCTCCTGTGTGTGTTGTTTGTATCACTTTTAATTTTGGATTTTTTCCTACCATCCATGCAGGAAACAAATAAGAAGCAAACTCTGATTTAGTGTGTCTGGGGGGCATATTCACTATCAATCGTTTAATCTTTCCATTGGCAATATCTTCAAACTTCTTTGCTATCTTTCGATGATGATCACCTTCAATAAATTCAGGCCAAACGTGTTTGACAAAAGGAATAAATCTTTTTTCTGCTAGGTCTAACTTTCTTAATTGCTCTTCCAAGACTTCTCTTTGAAGCTGGACCTCCGTTTTGTTTTGCATGTAATTCTATGTATCAAACTTGCCGGTACGTGTAAATTATTTTTACGGGGTCTGGTTTAGGGGGGTGGGGGTATATGTAAAGGGGTTTTTGTTTTTTGATTTGGTTGTAAGTACCTAGAGCCATGAACCACGGCTCTAGGTTTAATTATTTATTTTGGAAGCTTAACAGTATACTGGTTAAAAACTTTTGCTTCTAATTTTTGTACTTGGTTTTCAAGTTCATTTATTCTTGCAACTATTAACGTAAGCCCTTTGTTTGTTTTTTCAAAGTTGCTTGCAACTATTCCAAGTGCCTTAATAATTTCAGTTTGAGTAGTATTTGGTTCTTGTTTCATGGTTCTATTTCCTTTCTATTAATATGGGATTTATCTTATATATTTATTTCGTTTTCTCAAGGTTTAATTCTTGGGCAATTTTCTTTTTATATTGGTCATAAGGTAACTGCCTATATTTATCGACCGCCTTTAAAAAGTTAATATAATTTGATCCAAGGTTTATTGTTCTTGTTTTAGTGCTGTTCTTTTTCTTTTTCATTTTTATTTTATCCTTTCTAAAATAATTCTAATTGTTTGGGGTTTGGTTCGTGGTTCTCGGTACTTGGTTCACGATCAATGAAATTAAATGATTTAGTAAGATTATCAAATAATGCTCTTTGAATAATTTGTTTATTTACATAAAACCTAAATTCAAAAAGATTTTTTTTAATTTCTCTTTTT